GCATTTTTCCTTCGACAGCTTCATTCCCGGTATGACGGGCTTACCATCCACCATTGTGGCACCACGACAGATGGTCCATATGCCGGAGCCATCGCGGTATGCAGTGGTGTGATTCCCCTCTTTTTCATCCAGAAACTGATCGAGAATGTCAGGGGCAGGAGCACTGGCGGCAATCAGTGCCAGAACAGCAGCCGACAGGCTGTATCTGATTTTTACGTTCATGGGTATTTATCAGGATTTATCGGCTTCAAATCCCCGGATATGTTAAATCTTACCTCGCCAGTGATGGGCACTGGCGGGAGGAGGATGTCAATCTGATAAACACAGAGGTGACTATGGATTACACAAATCTACCAAAACAAACTTTTGCTGATTTAATCGCACTCAGGCAAGCAGTCGTAGCTCTAATCAACTTGTTGCCAGAGAAGGAAAAGGAATTAGTTAAAGCGCTTCTTAACAGAACTGCCGCCGATTTTTCATCATATTCACTGACAGATGACCTTGTGGACCTTCCTGAATTAATTGCAGCGTCCGCCATTAAGCTTACTGAAGAGATTTACCCTCCTCAAAAATCTTCACAAAATTCCTGCGAGTAACTTCAATGCAATAATCGTAAAACGCCGCAAACTGCTCATCGCGGTGTTTTTTTTCATCTTCAGAAGGAATCAGCACCGACAATTTTTTATTCAGATCAGCGACGCTGCCCTCCAGTTTTTCAATGAGCGATTCAATATCATCTTTTTCTGACCGCAATGCCGTCGGTGGCGTCTTCAGAGAACCAGTAATTCTTCCCGGTAGTTTTCCTCTGTAGGTTATCCACACATTCTGCGCCTCTAAAATTATGGGGCGCTTTCCCGGCAACGGTTCGTTCCCTTCACATAACCCGGCAGCAATATCCCGGAACAATATCTTTGCCTGTTTGATTGCCTCTGTCTCGTAAAACTCCAGCGTTGCCCCTTCAACACGATCCATGCTGATATTCAGATCAACAATTTCACCGGCAAAACGTTCTTTATCCTGTAAGGCTACAATTACCGAGACTTTATTCTCAAAATTGCGGGTCCCTTTCACAATCAACTCATAGCTTTTAATCATTGAATTACTCTCCCCGCGCCGCCTTGCGACGGTCCTCTTTTATCTTGAAGTACAGATTCGTCAGATAAGTCAGAAAACCCAGGAACAGGCTCCCCAGCACACCAATCGCAGCCCACTGAGACGGACTAACCTGATCAAGCCATTGTAAAAACCAGTAGCCAGCACTGCCTGCGGAGGTGCCGTAGGCAATGCCTGTTGATATTTTTTCCATCTGATACATATCCCGCCCCGACAGACCTGTGCTACCGGAAAGAAAAAAGGCCATCAGCAAAACTCTGATGGCCTGAATCACCTTTACCAGTCATGTATGAAGACAACACATGCAATCAGTTGACAATGATTCTCATTTCCATTAAAAAATACCGCGACATTCTTATTCATGAGGAGCTATACCCGCCAGCAACCAAAGTAGCGAAAGCTGTTCATCCCCCCAATATTTTTGCTGGCGGGTTCTTTTTTCTACTATCCTCCTCCCCGAGGGGGCATTTCAGTCTTTTTCTCATTAATCGTTACCTGAAAGGCGGAAGAAAAAGTCCGTTCTTTGGCCCTAAATTACTTCATAATTTATGTCCATGCAAAATCTGATTTCCAACTCACATAATAACCTGATGATACACTTGCAAAACCTGATAACATCAGGTTACTATGCGCCTGTGAAAAAATCTTCACGTTTTATTCCTTGCCGCCCGCGTTTCCCAACGCGGGCTTTTTTTCGAATCCCCCCTATTTGTGGAGGCATGGACAGCTAGGACAGAATACCTGGGTATTCATCATGATCCGTTGACCAATAGTACTTTCAATAATGGTCTGGCATCATAAAACTCCTCATAATAATTACTGCTTCTGTACACACCACCATCACGAGTGCCTCTTAGTGAAAAACATGCTGTCAGGAGTGAACCAAATGCATTAATACGTGCTCGTACACTCACCTGAGGAACAGGAATATTAGGAATAACGCCAGGATTCGAGTCAGTAGAAATATTTAGATATCTGGGATTACTGGTACCTGAGCCATCACTGACAACACCAGAGGTTCGATCGTAACGTAATTGAATAGCTTCAGCTATATTCTCAGTCGGAATAAAACCGTCGGCAACGATTTCACTTTGCTCCCTCATCATTATATCTTCAAATCTGCTAAATGTTACTCCACGTCCTCTCAGTAACTGAACAGATGGCTCAAGCGAATAAAACTCATGATTCGCTCTGATCCTGTAGCGATATAAGTTACCATGAAATGTAGAACTGGAGAAATATTGCCTTGCTATACTATAAGTCTCATTTATGTCTGCAGTTGTTGCAATAAAGGCGCTATCCCTAGACCCTGCAGCACATGAATCTCCTCTTACATGTTGCTGTAAATTGCGGTTAGCTCCGTGTGATCGAAATCCTTCTCTGAATACAACGTCCGGTGGTCGGGAATCAACACGATACACAAACTGTACTGCATCTGTATTAAATGAAAGAAGCGTAAATATGAAAAATATAAAAGTTTTCATACTTCCCCCTTAGCTTTTTAATTACCAGAGGATGATTAACGCTTGCGCTCTGGACCAAAGCATTGATCTTCCTTAAAGCAGGTTGAGAAACCAGCTATAGCATTTGTTGTTATTTTAGAAAACTCCTCATGTTTCCAGATATTTGGTTCATAATATACCCTGACTCTCTGCCCAGTGGAATAATAATACATAGCCTGATTATAAAAAGTATCAAATGCCGGAGACCATATTGAATACCCAGAAACCAGACATGCTGAGAGATTTACTTCCGTTTTAACAGCCTTAATACAAAAATATGGTTTTGAGTCAACCATTCCTGTATGGATATCCTGAATTACAACTTCTGAATACATGCCATCTTTTTTGGACCCCGTCCATTCACTGTCAGCGCTGGCATTAAAACTCAGAGAAAAACAAAGAGCAACAAGAAGGAGCCTGAACATATATCTATTCACCTCTCATGTTAGTTAACGAAATTTTGCCCTGTATTGAACACATTACTTAATTAGGGCATTATATATCTCTGATGCCAGAAACGCACAATGGAAGATTAAAAGTGTGTGACGAAGTTCTCACCTCTTATCAATATATGCAGATTTTTACGATCGTAAAGTGTTTTTTCACAAATAATGATTTTTACATCCTAGCGGAGATTACCGCACACAAAGTCAGCACCTCGCTTTCCGATTAGGACCTCATAATTACATAAAATGATTTAATTATTCTTATGGTTAAACTTCCAATCGATAATTAACGTTAAATATACCAATCCATCTCAAGCTTCCCCCCCAGCAGCATCAGCATGCCATCTACAACCCCCTCAGCTTTCTGGAGTCTCTTTCCTATACAGGTATCAGAGCATCCATGCTTCCGCGCCAGTGCCATAAATGTCATACCACCTACATAATAATCCACTAATAAATCGTGCAAATCGCTGTTGTTCTTTTTCAGGCGAGCCATGCACCCACAAATGATCATCGCGTCATCGTCACAACATTGCGGGCGGGATCTTACTTTTGAAGGGATTAGTCCTTTAAATCCTGCAGCAATAGACGACCAGGTAACATCCTCGTGATTATTTGCCACCCATGCCCCCCAACGTTCAAGAACCATTTGAATATCACGCATCAACTGTCTCCACAAAATCAGGCCAGCACGCCAGTTGCCAGCGCACGATCGATAAAACGAAATATCAGCTCCAGCTGGGAGCCATACTTCTCTTCAAATGCCACGATATCCGCATGCAGCTCGTCGTGATGCTTTCTGCACAGAGGCAACACAAAGAGGTCATGCGCTTTTGTACCCATTCCACCCTGACCGTGGCCTATCAGGTGGTGGGGATCATCAGCAGGCTTTCCACAACATGCACACGGCTGCGTCTTAACCCAGCGCGTGTACTTTTCGTTAACCCAGCGGCGACGTTTTGGGCGTAACATAAAAGACTCCGGCGACTCCGGATCCACTTTCAGCGCCAGCACCTTTTTCGCTTTATTCTGGATGATGCTGGTGGCAGGAACCGAAGGCACAAGGTCACTTTCCCGGGTGACAGATGGCACAACAGGCTTCGGTAATCTCAGTGCCTTACGGGCTGCACTTTCCGGTAAGGCATCCGCCAGATCATTACGAACCAGCCACCAGCACAGTTCCGGCATTGTCACAACGTGACTGTCATCAAAACCGAGATCCCGACGCACGACAGACAACACCCAGCGGGCACAGTTATCCGTTGCCATTGATTCCAGCCGTTCCGTGAATTGATCGCGCAGCTGGTTATCGCAGTGCCAGCACAGACGAATTGCTCCCGGCGCGTGCCGCATTGTGGTCATGTTCTCGCTGTGCCAGTCAGAATGAGGCCACTGACAGCCCTTTTCACGAAGTAACCAGCTTTCAAGACATTCCACGCCACCAGCACGACGGATCACTGCCTCATTGCGGAACACGGTCCGAACGGCAGGATCATCCGCCAGCGGTTGTGATGCCGCCGGAACGGCACCACTGGCGAAAGATGAATAACGTTCCGGCTCTGGCTCCAGCAGGACACGCCCCTGCATAAACAGGGGCATCAGCTCTGAACCTGGCCTGAACAATACGATCCCCATACGCGGGGCAATTTCAGGGGTCAGTAGTGCTCTCACGGTCACCTCAATGAACGGTATCGAGCAGCTTTAACAGCTCAGGGAATCGGGATTCGAAGAAATGCGGCTGCGTCTCGCGCGGATTTGCGGGACTGGTGATGTTCTTGCCGAACATGCAGCCTTTCGCCGTCAGCGACCAGAATTTTTTGATGTTGTTAATCGCGGTACGGCTGTATCGTTCGCGCTGCTCGACGATCCCCAGCTTCACCATCTGGTGATATGCCTGATTAGCTGTCAGGCGGATACCATACTGCTTCAGCAGTGCACTCAGTGACAGCGTGGGGCGGCTTGAGCCATCAGGCGCGTCAGCAGGAGCATCAATGGCATAGCGCGGTGCCAGATTCGGTAAGCCAACAGCCTCCTGGAGTTTCTGACAGGCACCAAGCACTGAAGAGTTAGACAGGTTTAATTCCCGGCGCATAAAGTCCAGCAGAATCACACCAGCCTGCATCTTGTCAGCAGCCTGTCCGGATAATTTTTCCGGTGCGCTGGTTACCATGTCGAAAGTACGGATCACCTTCAGATGGAATGACGGGCTGATCCACATTGCATAGGCATACACCAGTTCTTTGCAGACATACGTCCCCTGGTTATTTCCGCCACGAATAACGTTAACTGGCTCTATATTGACCGAGTTGCAAATCTGCAACTCGCTTATTAAACGTTCAGTTTGCTCATTGCGGAGCCAGAATGCAGGCTTATGCTTATCCAGAGAACCGGCAGCCCTGTGAAGATCGTTCAGGCTGTAACGACCATAAGCATCACGACGAACTTCAATACCATCAATGACCATCAGATTATTCATACTTCGTTTCTCCTCTTAATCAGGCGGCTGCACCCGCCGTTTTCTCGTACTTACTGATAGTGATCTCGACCTTCCCTTCCGGGATAACCGGCCCCCACTCCACCAGCATTCTTTTCACCTGGCTGCCGTCTTCCCACACACCCGCGTGGGTCAGGGCGTCAAACAGCGCCTTGTTATAGTTGTCCAGATCGCGGATCCGGTTATCCGGAGGAAACAACACGATCTCCACTGAAGCAGGTGCCGACGTTGGTTTCGGCAGACGA